TATGCGTGATATTTACCTCGAAACAATAGACCGCGCATTTCTTGCACTTTCTCACAGTGAAAACATGCTGGAAATATTGCGCATATGGCTTGAAACACTTGGCGACAATGAACGCGACAAACAAAAATCAAGAATTGCCACGGCATTAATAACGATTCTTGAGCATGTAATAATGGAACTGCAAGAAATAGATCTATTGCACGACAGATATAAAGAACAGCACACCGGAGAATAAAAATAATGAAATTTAAATATTCTGGCTTAACTGCCAGTGGCAACACTCACCCTAAATTTACGCGCGGTGATATTTACCGCGACCAGTACGGCGGCACGGTAATGATTAAGGGCGTGGCGGGACGGTGCGTAACTTACCGCCGTGAAGGTTACGAATATGATTGCGTGATGCCTGTTTATCAGTTCCGGCGTGATTTTTCTCTTGTGCAGGCCGTACCGCGTAACGTGCCCACCAGCAGGGAGAAAGCACGCGCCAATATTCAGAAGATGAAAAACATGATTAACGGATTCAGGGGCAAAAAATGAAACTGGCACCGAACGTAAAACAGCAGCCACGCGGCATAAAACACAAAGAAACAGAAGTCATTATTTTTGCGGGTAGTGATGCCTGGTCACACGCGAAACAATGGCAGGAACATGACGCGCGTATGGCCGGAGATAATGAGCCTCCTGTGTGGCTTGGGGAGCAGCAGTTATCAGAACTGGATAAGCTGCAAATTGTGCCGGAAGGCAGAAAATCCGTGCGCATATTCAGGGCCGGATATCTTGCGCCAGTAATGATAAAGGCGATTGGTCAGAAGCTGGCGGCGGCAGGCGTACAGGATGCAAATTTTTACCCTGATGGTATGCACGGTCAGAAGGTGGAGAACTGGCGCGAATATCTGGCCAGTGAGCGCCAGAATCTTTCTGATGGGCTGGTTATTGAGCTTCCTGTAAAGCAAAAGGCGCAACTTTCGCAGATGGCGGACAGTGAGCGCGCTCAACTTCTTGCCGGACGATTTGATGGCGTTTGCGTGCATCCTGAAAGTGAAATCGTTCACGTATGGCGCGGCGGGGTATGGTGTCCGGTCAGCACAATGGAACTTAGCCGCGAAATGGTGGCGATCTATTCAGAGCACAGGGCCACTTTCAGCAAGCGCGTAATCAATAACGCCGTGGAAGCGTTAAAAGTTATTGCCGAACCAATGGGCGAGCCGTCCGGCGATTTGCTGCCGTTTGCCAATGGTGCGCTTGACCTGAAAACGGGGGAATTTTCCCCGCACACGCCGGAGAACTGGATCACCACGCACAACGGTATTGAGTACACGCCACCAGCACCAGGGGAGAACATCCGCGATAACGCGCCAAACTTTCATAAATGGCTTGAGCACGCAGCCGGAAAAGACCCGCGCAAGATGATGCGGATATGTGCCGCGCTGTACATGATTATGGCGAACCGGTACGACTGGCAGATGTTTATTGAGGCCACCGGAGACGGCGGGAGCGGTAAAAGTACATTCACACACATAGCCAGCCTTCTGGCAGGGAAACAGAACACGGTAAGCGCTGAAATGACATCGCTTGATGATGCTGGTGGACGTGCGCAGGTTGTCGGGAGTCGCCTTATCGTCCTGGCTGACCAGCCGAAATATACAGGCGAAGGAACGGGCATCAAGAAAATCACGGGCGGTGACCCCGTGGAAATTAACCCGAAATATGAAAAGCGTTTTACGGCGGTAATCAGGGCGGTGGTGCTGGCGACCAACAACAACCCGATGATATTCACCGAACGGGCCGGAGGTGTGGCACGTCGTCGCGTGATTTTCCGTTTCGACAATATCGTCAGTGAGGCCGAAAAAGACAGGGAGCTACCGGAAAAGATTGCGGCTGAAATCCCTGTCATTATCCGCCGATTGCTGGCGAACTTTACCGACTCTGAGAAAGCACGGGCTTTACTACTGGAACAGCGTGACGGTGATGAAGCTCTGGCAATAAAGCAACAGACGGATCCGGTTATTGAGTTTTGCCAGTTCCTGAATTTTCTGGAGGAAGCGCGCGGCCTGATGATGGGGGGCGGTGGTGATTCAGTGAAGTACACGACCAGGAACAGCCTTTACCGCGTCTATCTGGCGTTTATGGCATACGCAGGCAGGAGCAAACCGCTAAACGTGGCTGAGTTCAGCAAGGCCATGAAGCCAGCGGCGAAAGTTTACGGGCATGAATATATTACGCGAAAAGTTAAGGGAGTAACGCAGACCAACGCAATTACAACAGACGATTGCGACGCGTTTTTATAATTTTTTGTAAAAGCCCTCTACCCCATCTACCCGAATAAAATAAACGCATATTATTCAACATGATAAGTGGGTAGAGGGCCAGGTAGAAGGCTAATAAAAGCTCTCTACCTCTTCTACCTGATTTTATCAGTTTCAGGTAGCAGGGTAGACGGCAGGTAGAGGAGCCAAAAAAGCTATCTACCCGCTGAAAGCCGCGCCATTACTGACATGATGAGCATTCGGGTAGATGGGTAGAGGGGGGGAGGCACAACTCAAAACTTTTTAAACGAGGGGGTAAAAATAAATATGCACACTTCAGGGAAATTTAATAAATCACTCAAAAAACACAGAGACAGAACAGAACCGAAATATCGCGCGTTAGACATGACAGAGCACGCTTTAAAGGTGGCAATTAGAACGATAGACCGCCACGCGGGGGAAGGATACGCGAAGGAACATCCCGACCTGATAAGCGCATTCATGACCACAGCAGCGGCAAACTTTGCCACGCTAACAGAACGGGAGATTGCCGAAGCGGAACAGGTGACAACCATCAACGTTAAAACCGGAGAGGTGGAATTATGACGGCACAGATAGCCGCTTACGGGCGGCTGGTGGACGACCCGCAGGTAAAACAGACCAGCAAGGGCACACCGATGACGCTGGCGCGTATGGCGGTATCTTTGCCATGCAGCCAGGCACAGGACGGACAGGCGACGTTATGGTTATCGGTTATCGCATTTGGCAAACAGGCCGATTTCCTGGCTAAACATCAAAAAGGCGATGTTGCCAGCGTATCCGGCACGATGCAGGTAAGCCAGTGGACCGGACAGAACGGGGAAACGCGGCGGGGGTATCAGGTTATTGCAGACAGCGTAATCAGTGCCCGCGCGGCACGTCCAGGCGGGAACAGACGCAAAACCACAGGCACACAGGGTAATCAGCCACCAGCGGGAGGCGATGACCCTTACGGTGACGGTATTCCGTTCTGAGGGGGTGACGATGGTACATGACCGCATAGCGGAGGAACTCGAGGCAAAAGGCTTTTACCGGAGGGCGTCGGCGCGATGGGGTGAAGTCATGCAACTGGTGGAGACAGACAAGGAACGGCATCAGGTTACGATGCGACGGCTGGAATGTTCCAGGAAGGCACAGAGGCCACCGGAGCCGCCAACGGAGAACTACGCAGACCTGAGAAATGCAGTAAATCGCACTTACGCAGACATGGGGCTGAGCAAATTAGCAGAGTAGGAATATCAGAACCACACCATACAGCCGGAGCAATCCGGCTTTTTGTTATTTTTTGTAAATTATTTGTTCGTGGTTGTTCCACGTTGTTCACTGAGCGGATCGGCATATTTTACCCGAACTGAATCATGATTATTCTCGCCCGTGGTGCCAGGACGCTGGGGCCACTTTCCCGCCTGTTAATGTGCTCGCCAATATTCATTACCAGGCGGGAAAACGATCGGTGCGATTGCTGATTTCCTTATGAAAAACGGTTGAGTGTTTGCCGCGTCCTGGAGTTCCTTACTTAACCCCAGGACTTTTTTTTATGCCGAGAATAATCGAATTACGCCAGCAGAAAACCGCCATTAAAAATCAGATGCGCGACATGCTGGAGAACGCTGAAAAAGAAAACCGCAGTCTTAACGATGCTGAGGGCGCAAAATTTGACGAATTACGCGCTAAAGCTGAATCCCTCGATAAAGACATTTCCCGCCTTGAAGCCATTGCAGACGAAGAGCGCAGCAAGCCAGGTAAAAGCAGTCAGACCACTGACCCCGCAGAACTACGAAACTACATTCTGACGGGTGAAACCCGCGCATTAAGTACAGGCGTTCCCGCTGATGGTGGTTATACCGTTATCCCCGAACTGAACACCGAAATCATGCGAATGCTGACGGATGAATCCACCATGCGCCGCATCTGTACCGTGAAGAAAATCAGCAGCAACGAGTTTAAGCAGCTTGTTTCCGCTGGCGGTGCGACCGTTAACCACGGTGAAGAGGGTAAGGCACGCGAACAGACCAGCACCCCGCAGATTAACGAGGTGAGCATTAAGCTGTATCCGGTCTATGCGTACCCGCGCACCACACAGGAAATCGTGGATTTTTCCGATGTGGACATCCTTTCATGGCTGACGGGTGAGATTGGCGACACCTTCACGGAAACCGAAGAAAGCGATCTGGTTGTGGGCGACGGTGACAAAAAAGCAAAAGGTTTTTTATCCGTACCCCGTGCAGAGAAGAACGACAAAGAGCGTGATTTTGGTACGTTGCAGGTAATTAAACCTTCCGAATCTCTGGCGTGGACATCTGCGGACCCGTTGATCGACCTGAAATTTGCATTACGTAAAAAATACCGCAAAAACGCGGTCTGGGTGGTTAACTCCACGACGGCGGCAAAACTTCAGAAGGTGAAGAACGCGAACGGTGATTACATCTGGCGCGACCGTTTACAGGCGGGTGATCCTGATACGTTGCTGGGCCTTCCGGTCGAATATCTGGAGTTTATGCCTGATAACGTTATTGCCCTGGGTGACTTCAAACGCGGTTACTACATTGTTGATCACGAAACAGGTGTTCGCACCAGACCGGACAACCTCACAGAGCCGGGCTTCATCAAAATTTTCACGCAGAAATATTTAGGCGGTGGCGTGGTGGATTCGAACGCGATCAAGATTCTGGAACTGCCACAGGACGACGATTAACAGCATACAGAAGGGGCTTAAAAGCCCCTTTAGTGTTTTATGGGTGAAAAAATTATGAAGAGTATGGAAATCCGGTCATCGGAAATCACCACCAGCGGAGCCGGTACGCTGACGGGCTACGTTGTTCGCTGGGATAAGCTTTCAGAACTGTTATGGGGTGAGTTTTACGAAAAATTCCAGCGGGGAGCGTTTACTGAATGGCTTGCAGCGGGTAATGACGTTCGCGGCCTGTATGAGCATGACCACAGTATGTTACTGGGGCGTACCCGTTCCGGCACGCTGAAACTGGAAGAGGACGAAACAGGGTTACGCTTTGAACTGACCCCACCGGATACCAGCACAGGGCGGGACGTTATCGAACTGGTTAAACGTGGTGATATATCCGGCATGAGCTTTGGCTTTCGTTCCCGTAAGGATGTATGGGATACCACAACAGATCCATGCGTGCGCACCGTGCTGGTGGCGGAACTGTACGAAATTACCGTTACATCCGTTCCGGCTTACCCTGATTCCGGCGTGGAGCTGGCCCGCCGTTCCCTGTATGAGCAGCACCCCGAAAAAATGCCGCGTGCGGATAATCGCCGCTGGTGGGTGGATTTAGCGGGGGTGTGATATGTGGCCTTTCAGAAGAAAAAAAGAGCAGCGCAGCATGACGCTTGATGAATTTATGGCGCTGGCTGGCACATCGAACACGGGGGCGGGTGAGTACGTATCATCGGGGACAGCGGAATCACTGCCCGCCGTCATGAACGCCGTCACGGTCATCTCTGAGGCGGTGGCTACCATGCCGTGTTACCTGTACCTGGTACGCAATGAGAAGGGGAAGGAGGCCCGCGAGTGGCTTGATTCTCATCCGGTCGATCACATCCTCAACGAGCGCCCGAACGCATGGCAAACCCCCTACCAGTTTAAGCGAATGATGATCCGCCACTGCCTGTTAAACGGTAATGCTTATGCGGTGATTCAGTGGGGGCGTGATGGTTTTCCGGCGGCTTTACATCCTTACCCGCCGCAGTCGGTGAACGTGGAGCAGACAGGCGAACACAACTGGCGCTACTGCATCACTGACGCCTACACCGGAAACACCCGCAACTATTTACCGTGGGAAGTACTTCACCTTCGTTACTCCACGGATGACGGCTTTATGGGGCGCTCACCTGTAACCATCTGCCGCGAATCGCTGGGGCTTGGGCTGGCCCAACAACGCCACGGCGCGAGCGTGATGCGTGATGGCATGATGGCGGCAGGGGTTATCACGTCAGGCGAATGGCTGGACGGCGTGAAGGGCAAACAGGCATTAGCCGCACTGGAACGCTACAAAGGGGCCAGAAACGCCGGAAAAACGCCCATCCTTGAAGGGGGGATGAGCTATCAGCAGCTGGGCATGAGTAATCAGGATGCTGAATGGCTGGCCTCCCGTCGCTTCACCATTGAAGACATCGCCCGAATGTTCAACGTCTCGCCGATTTTTTTGCAGGAATACAGCAACAGCACCTACAGCAATTTCAGCGAGGCAAGCCGCGCATTTCTCACCATGACGATGCGCCCGTGGCTGGCGAACTTTGAGCAGCAGATAAAAAACGCCCTGCTGGTGGCCTCGCCTGTACCTGGTATCCGGTATCAGGTGGAGTTTGACAGCGCGGACCTGTTACGGGCCACACCTGGCGAACGCTTTGCCACCTATGAGCGCGGCATCAAATCCGGCGTAATGTGTCCGAACGAAGCCCGCGAACGTGAAGGACTGTCACCGCGTGATGGTGGTGATGAGTTCAGCCAGGCATGGAAACAGGAAGTAAAAATCAGCGAGGGAGAAAAACCGGAATGAACATAGGGCGATTGCGTGACAGGATAACGATTCAGACCCTGAAACAGACCAGGGATATAACCGGCGAAATACTCGAAACGTGGGAGGACGGTCACACACTCTGGGCAAGCGTGAACATGGTCAGCAGCAAGGAGGCCATTTCATCGGGTGCAGAGCTGGCGATTGGTACCGTAAGGATCTGGATACGGTACCGGAAGGACATCAACGCCACCAGCCGGATAAAGGTCAGTACGGGGCCGCTGGCGGGGCGTGTACTGAATATCATCGGGCAGCCGCTGCCGGATGCCGCCAGGACACGCCTTGAAATTCTTTGTCGTGAGGGCGCGGAAAAATGACAGAAGAACTTATCACCCTGGAAGAAGTGAAACTCCATTGCCGCATCGATGGCGACGAGGAAGACCAGTTAATCAGCGGATACATTGCCGCATCGCTTGAGGCGTGCCAGATACACATAGGCAGGCGCTTTGATGACGGGCTGGAGTTCACGCCAGCCATAAAGATTGGCTGCATGATGTTTATCGCTCACCTGTATGAGAATCGCCAGATTGTCGCGGATAACGCAAAAACACGCGTACCCATGACGATTGGCGCACTCTGGACGGCTTACCGTGATGTGGGGGTGTACTGATGCCGTGGCAACCATTAAGACGATGCACAGAACCAGGCTGTAACAGGCGCGTTAAATCCGGCAAGTGTGAAGAGCACAGGCGGGCGGCATGGCGTGCAGAGGATGCCAGACGAGGACACCGCCGCGCGCGTGGATATTCCAGACAGTGGGACAAATACCGCGCCATGTATCTGAGTAAAAACCCGTTATGCGTGCGATGCCTTGAGAAGGGGATATATACGCCCGCCGTGGTGGTGGATCACATTATCCCGATTAATGGCGGTGATGATGTTCTCTTCTGGCCCGAATGGAACCATCAACCATTGTGTCAGGCGTGTCATAACCAGAAAACGAAATGGCTTGATCCGGCAACAAAAAGCAAGCGTGCCGCAGGTGGATTTCGTGAAGAGGAAGAACGGGCCGCTAACCGCAATAACTGGATGTATGACGCTGATGAATGAGCGGGAACAAAACCGCCTTATCCGTGGACTTATAAGGCAGCGTGACGCATGGAAGACACAGGAAACAGGGCATAAAGATAAAGCGTCAGGACGTGCAGAACGCATCACAGCGAAGCGATTAACCGACCGTGACCGCGAGGTTATGGAATGTTTCCGCAATCGCTGGTGATGCTGTATGACGGGGTGGGGGGCGTTTTCAGGACAAACCCGACCCCGCCGGGCACCGAACGCCTCCTCAAATTTTTATGCACGGGAATTTTTTGAAAAATAATCTGGCGAAAAAATAAGCATGGCAAGACCACCGAAAGCCCCCGCCTACCTGGATGATATCGCCGTGAAGCAGTGGCGGGAAAAATCGCGGCAGCTTGCGGAACGGGGTGACCTGACCCCCGCCGACTGGAGTAATCTGGAACTGTATTGCGTCAATTACTCGATATACCGGAAAGCCGTCGCAGACCTTGCGGCGCGCGGGTTCAGCATTGTTAACAGTCAGGGCGGAGAGAGCAGAAACCCCGCATTAAGCGCGAAATCCGACGCGGAAAGAGTGATGATAAAAATGGCCTCCTTGCTCGGTTTTGACCCGATAAGCCGCCGTAAAAATCCACCGGAAACAGAAGAAGAGGACGAGCTTGACCGCCTGGAATAAGTACGCAGAAGACGTAAAAACGGGCAAAATTCCGGCCTGTAAACGGCTGAAACAGGCCGTTAAACGGTACTTTTCGGACCTTGAAAGCCCCCTTTACACGTTCGATCGTGAGGTTGTGGAGCGGTTTATTGCCTTTTCCAGGGTGTGCCCGCACGTAAAAGGGCCGATGCGTGGCAGACCCATTGAGCTGGAGCCGTGGCAGCAGTTCGCCTTTGCGTGCATCCTCGGCTTTAAGGTTAAGGCCACCGGACGGCGCAAATACACGAGCGCCTTTATCGAAGTGCCGCGCAAAAATGCGAAATCCACGACCGCCGCGATTCTGGCTAACTGGTTTCTGATTATGGAGAACGGGCAGCAGGATATTTACACCGCAGCGGTGAGCCGTGACCAGGCGCGGATCGTTTTTGATGATGCGCGTCAGATGTGCCTTTTATCCCGACCGTTACGCAGGCGGGTGAATATTCAGGCCCACAAGGTGATGCACCCGAAAAGCAACAGCCTGTTAAAGCCGCTGGCAGCAAAAGCGGCAACCATCGAGGGAACAAACCCCAGCCTTTCCATCGTGGACGAATACCACCTACACCCCGATAACGGCGTTTATTCCGCGCTTGAGCTGGGGATGGGCGCACGTCCCGAAGGGCTGTTATTTGCCATTACCACATCGGGCAGTAACGTCGTTTCAACCTGTAAACAGCACTATGATTATTGCTGCCAGATCCTGGACGGCGAAGAGGTCAACGATTCAATTTTTGTGCTGATTTACGAGCTGGACGACGAAAACGAGGTTGATGATCCGGCGATGTGGATAAAGGCTAACCCTAACATCGATGTTTCCGTGGATCGTGAAAAACTGGCCTCAACCATCCAGAAAGCGCGGGGTATTCCGTCGCAATGGGTGGAGATGATGACAAAGCGATTTAATATCTGGTGCCAGGGGGCTACCCCGTGGATGGGTAACGGCGCATGGGCTGAGTGTGCCGGAACGTTCACGGAGGAAGATTTACACGGGCAGGAGTGTTACGCGGGGCTGGACTTATCATCAACCAGCGATATTTCCAGCGTGTGCTATGCCTTTCCGGTCGGTAAAAATATCATGCTGGTTTCCCGTCATTATCTGCCGGAGTTCCAGCTACAGAACCCCGCCAATAAAAACCGCGCTGTCTATCGCCAGTGGGCTAAAGCGGGCTGGATACGCACAACGCCAGGTGACTGCATTGATTACGACCGGATCAGAGATGACATCATGCAGGATGCGGAGAAATTTAATATCAGGCTGGTGGGCTTTGATACGTGGAACGCCACGCATCTCAGGACGCAATTACAGGGGGCAGGCTTTGAGGTGGAGCCGTTCCCGCAAACCTACCTCAGATTCAGTCCGGCGGCGAAATCGTTCGAAGTTTTTGTTAACCGCAGGGTGATTGTGCATCGTGGCGATCCGGTGTTGTCCTGGTCGATGAGTAACGTCGTGATGCAGAGTGACGCGAACGCCAATATCAAGCCGAACAAGAAAAAATCACCGAACAAGATAGACCCGAGCGTGGCGGCGCTGATGGCGTTTGGTACATTCCAGGCAGAGCATGAGGATTTTGCTTTTGATATAAGCGACAGCCACCGCCAGAAACTGGAAGAATTTAGCGGGGTGTAA